GCCCATACACACGCCAGTCGCGCCCGTCCGCTCCATTCGCCAGCTGCGCCAGCGTCAGAATCGCGAACGCGACCAGCACCGCGAACAGATCGGTCGGCAGCCTCGGCGCCAGTCGATCAACCAGCGTCTTCGTGTACTGCACGACGAAGAAAGTCAACAAAGAAGCTCCCCCCATCGCGGAGAGAGCTTCCCACGTGAACAGTTGAGCGGAGTCCATCTTTTCCCTATCCCCTTTCCTTGTCGATCCGGTCAATCCGATGATGAGCCTGCTTTGTCGACTCTTCGACGCGGGTTACTCGCTCAGCTAAAGCGTCATAACGCTGTCCCTGCACCTTGATCTCGACACGCATATCATCGACGCCTCGTTTGATGTAATCCATATCTGCTCGGAGCTTTGCATCCTTACTTGCCCCCGCTGCGGTGTCCTGTTTCACAGTTCGGGATTTACCGGTCCAACCCAAGATAATTCCACTCAATGCCGCTGCAGCCGATACGACTAATGCAATGTTTGATGTATCCACCTCCACGCCTCCCAACATATAGAGGTTGAGCCATTTGGTCAGGCCTCAAATTCCCAAACGTTTGCGACTTACTTCGCCGCTTCTTGCCGCTTCTCAACCTGTGCCTTCTCATGGTCTTCGATACTGCTGTAATGTAAGTAGCTCCCCAGTTGCTTGGCCTCTTCTCCAAGCAAAAACATTTGAGCATGAATGTCCCGGAGCCTATCCTCTACTTGCTTTCTCGTCATAGGTTTCATTGTCATTTCTCCTCTCGTTATATCGTCTCGTCTTTTGGTTAATTTTGTCGATATGGTTTACTGCGAGATGGACGTCATGGCCCCTCTGCTCAACGTCCCCGATTTCGCTACCGCGACGAATCCCCTTGATGTTCCGATGTCCCCGTAACATACAGAACTCCATGCATTTCTCTCCGATGAATTCCGGTATGTCCATGCTACCCCATCGATAGACGTTGCAACTTGACTTCCAGACCATGATGCGTCAGTAACTGCGACAAAGGTTCCTGCCCCATAACAAACGGAAGTCCACGGAGCCGTAGATATTCCGTCGCGTTGCGTCCAATTAGCTCCGTTGGGCGAGCTAACGATCCTCGCGGTTCCCGTTCCGGTTTTCGATACCGCGACAAATACCCCATTTCCATAGCATACCGAAGACCAACCATTAGTCGGGATTGTCCTAACCGTCCACGCATTGCCGTCAGTAGAAGAGGCACATTGATTGGGATAACCGGAAGCGCCAACTGCCACGAATTGACCACCACCATAACAAACGGAATTCCATGCGCCAGTTGGCATATTTGGAGATAGTATCCAATCGAGTCCATTGAAAGAGAACATAGCTTGAAACCCGGTATTGGTGGTAGATATCGCGACGAATCTACCATTTCCGTAGCATACGGACGACAATCCGCCGGGAACTTGATACTGAACTGTCGTCCATGTAAGTCCGTCCGTCGAAGTCATGATATAGTTCCCGTTGTCGTTATCTGATCCGACCGCGACGAATCTTCCTCCGCCGTAGCAAACAGAATTCCACGTTCCAATCGGATTGCTTCCTACCAGACTCCACGTAATCCCGTCGGTCGAGGTCATGACTTGTTGGTTGAAGGCATTTGTGACCGCGACGAATCTCCCAGCTCCGTAGCATACCGAAGTCCAAGGTCGGTCCGGGGTAGTCCTACTTGTCCACGTCGCCGCAATTGCGGTCCATGCCAATTTCCACGAGCCGTTAACTTTAACCCACACGTTGGATACTTCTTTCCACGATGCCCGAGAACCGGCTACGACGTTTAGCTTTAACGCCTCTTTCCACGCCCCACCTGATCTAACGAAAATGCCCATGATCGCTCACCGCCTTAGTAACGTTATGCAGTATGTTGAATCCATATATCCCCATCAGACCCGCCGGACGGGGCAGAAGTTGACGTGGTGATGTGATGCCCGTCTACCATATCGGCATTAAGATTCGCGACTGCATTCGTGCTTACCACGGAGAATGGAGCGCCAAACGGATTAGCAAAACTCGCGCTCCAAAGATCGGCATTGTCGTTAACTTTAATAGAAACTGTGTTAACGTGATTCGCTATAACGTTCGAACCCGTTACGTCTATGCCTCCACTAGCCCTCACGTTACCCATAGAGTCGACGGAAAATAATTCGGTTCCACCTTTCGTTACACCTAACGGCCATGTTCCATTCCCGGCAGGCATGGCGATTCCAAGCCCGTAAATATTACCCCCTAGGTCACCTTCCGCACCTACTACCATTGCATTCGGATGATATGTTTCGACTGCGAATTTGTTGTTAGTCCACAAGCGAGCGTTAGAGTTTTCATAAGAAAAAATACTGCGGCTGTTCTTCCAGTCGTAGGCACCTAACCTTGTGTCGTTTACGTAAAATCCGTGATGACCGGTGCTGTTCTGTCTCTTGAAAGAACGCTCGGCCGATTGTGTGCTTATGACATCACCGTCGACGAAAACGTTGCCCTGTTTGTTCGTGACAACCTGTTCCCACGACCCCCAGTCGGAAGCATTGAATTTGCTTCGAATAAATAAACCATTACCCCAGTCTGCATTATGTGGCTGATATATCTGGGAGATGGCCGTTCCATCCGTCATAACCAATAATATCCCAAACGGATAAGCCGACGCTGGCGGTTGGTTCGTGTATCCCGACCAAGTCCCCGAAGCCGGTTGAACCTTGTAATACCCCGGGTCCGACAGGGAATTAAAATCACCCGATCCGAAGTTGCTACGAACCGCCATTAAAGAGCCGCTATGGAACCCGTCCACCATGTCAGCATCGAGTCCGCTTCCTGTACCATCTATAGTCTTGATCTTCTCGAGCACGTCTGCTGCCGTATAAGCTGAAGCATTGAGCTTGTTTGTATTCAACGCCTCTATCGTAGTCGCCGGCGGCGTCCACCAATTCGCCTTGCCTGTGACCGCCTTGATCATATTCGCAAGCTTCGACCATAGCCGAGTCGGAGTATCGGCGCCAGCGGCCGCCATTACCGTATCATCTATCGTCCGCGTGCCAATTACCGCGTCCGTTGCCGATCCAGCACCAGTCTTCTGTACGAAGGTCAGAGGCGTCACCCCGAGCTCGATTTGCCCGAAGGTCGCCAATACCCATCCAGTCCCTGCGTTTGCAGATCCTTCCTTTACATGGACGAGGGCCCCTGCGGCCAGTTTCCCAGCGGAGTTTGCATCAGCCGATCGTGGCCATTGTCCCGTACCGGCTACGTAAATCCCATTCTCGCTCCCGGCCGTTTGATTCTTGACCAGGACCCGGTTGCCCGCCGCAAGCGGAACCCCATCTATCGTCTGCAACCCGCTTAAAGCAATATTCGCGATCGTCGCGGCGCGAACGTCCGCGTTTACGGCTTTCATGCCAAGAGCGGAATCGATTTTATCCCAGTTATCGTTGAGCATCGTCTCGATGTTGAACATTTCGTTGCCGTCCGTCGCCGGATTCTTCTTCAGCAAATTCCAGATCGAAGTAAAAATCGACATGACTGCTCCTTTCTACACTTCCAGAAACGGAGAGAAGTCCGTTAACCGGTGGCTTTGAATTTGTTGGATCGTCATCTTCTGAACCTCGCCTATCGTGAAATACCGGAACTCGTAATCTACTGCAAGGTGAGCGGGCTTAATCGCTTCAATCGCAGCGCGTACATCGTCAAGATTCGGGGGTAAGCCGACAACGTCCACAAATTTGATCGTAAACCGGTAGTCCGCGGGTCGATGAATAATGTCTACCTTGCCATTTTGGTAAGATGCGGCGACGCTTCGGATCAATTCGAACGTTACAGAACCTGTCCCAAGAATTTTGGATTTTACCGCGCTTCTCCTCTGCTCGATCGGCTTGCTGGAATCGGTGGTGATATCGAGTTCTCGCTCCCAAGCGTCAAGCCCCCAAGTGGCTGTACTGACGAAGAATTGGTCCAAAATCTCATCCAACGCGGAGCGAAGCCGGTCCAACTCCCCTCCTTGTGCGTCCATGATCGACTTCATGATCCGGGAAGTTGCATAATAAGGAGGCAGGTAAGTAAGCATCTCCTTCCCCCGCTCGCTTCGCATCACCGCGTCAGACATGGAAGCTCACCGTCCCTGCGACAGCTACTTCGCCCAGTGTCAGTTCGACGTAGCTGGTTCCGCCATTCACCGTTAACTCTGTGAAGTCGACAATATCTGGAATGTCCAACAAAAGGGATGCAATTCGGGTATACCGAATAATGGTATCCGTGAAAGCCAACTGCTTCAGATAGACTTCCAGCTCACCCATGAACTTTGCTTGGACGTCCGCCAAATCAGCCCCGCTGCGCAGAGTCAATTGAGCGGATACCTTGATCGGTACCTCGGTCGCCGGTGCCACCGTGACCGCGGCTCCAATTGGCGCCTTTCCTTCACCCATCGCATCGACGGGCGAGATGTAATTTTGCACCTTTTGGACCAACTCCGCATCCGGAGCCCGTTTTTCCGTGTCAATAACGTACACCTTTACCGTGCCCGGTCCATTCCACAAAGACTCGACGACCGCGCCCCCAATGCCATCGACCTGCAGCGCCCACTGTAAATAATCGGCTTTGTTGCCGCTCGTGCCGGGGCTTCGAATTTTCACCATGAGTCGCTCTAGCAATGAAGCGTCTCCTTCTTCAGCAGTCCCTCCGCTCAGCGCTTCCGGGTTCGTAATGCCCGAAATGCCTGGAACCGAGGAAACTACGACATTCACCGCCCCGGCTGCCACGTTGCCGGATGTTCCAGCCTCCACTGCCTCGATAGCCACAGACACGATGCCGCCTTCCGGCACCGTAACGTCGCCAACCGTCTCGAACTCGATCGAAGGCGTATTCGTGATCGGGTCGGCGGCCGTCGCCACCCTTGTCCCTTTGACCACCTTGACGCCCGGTTTCCCCGTTACCTGCAGAGTCCCCGTCGCCTTGACGGCCGGCCGCCTCGTCACCCCATGCTCCTCGCACCGCAAATCCAGATAAGCGCCGAACGTCGTCGACGCGAAGCCCCGCCTCAGCACCTCCTGCGCCCACAGCGCGGAGTTGAACAGCTCGTAGGCCGACGGCGCAAGCGCATCCCATACGAAAGAACCCTCGGATTTGTCCACGTCCGCCGGAACCCGCCCGAGCATGCGCGCCATAATGGCCTCTTCCGTCTGATCCCGCAAATAATCCGGCAAAGCCGTCATCCTACATTCACCACGCTTCCTTGCAAGGTCCCCGTCTCGTCGCGAACGCTGGTTACCTCGCATGTATACATACACCGGTCCCGCTCCCACTCGAACGAGAAGTTGCCCACCGACGCCGTTCTCGGATCAGCAAGCAGAGTCTCTGTCGAAATGCGGGTAATCTCACTCTCGATCGCCGCCCGCGATAGACCAGATCCGATCAGCGAATCGAACTCCTGCCCGTATGCTCGGGAGTAGACCAGATAACGGTATCTCTCCGTCTGCAGAGCCTTGGCGCACCATTCGAGCCAAGCGTCTGCGCCTTCGGCTCCGGCGATTCGGCCGGTGGGTGTCAACGCGAACTCTCCGGCGGCCCAATCGAACCGGAAGCTCCGACCGAACGAGACCGAAGTATCTACGGCCACAGAATCCCCTGTCGCCGCTTCTTCCGTCGGGAACAGATTAGCCACCCGCGCCCACCACCTTGCACACAACGACGGCGTGGTTGCCGGCATTCACCGGAATGGCCAGCACTCGGTCGCCCGGCCGCACGCCGGCCTGCCAATTCATGCGCACCTCGTCGATCTCGACCTCTTCCACATCAAATCGCGTACGCTGCGAAGTTGTCGCGCCAGGCAGCGCGGTCCCGTCTTCCTTCACCGGAGACGTTAGCGTCCCGACGAGCTTCATCGAAGGCACGTGAAGCTTCACGAGCCATTCCGCCACGCCGTAGTCCGGAATGTCGTGCTTGAACGAATCCAGCTTGAGTCCCCCCGCCGTAATCGTTCCCAGCTCCGCCGGCAGCCCGGAGACCGCTTGGGCGGCGATCCCGCTGAAGCGGTTTTCCAGCGTCGACATCAGCGTCTTGAACGGATCAGGCACAGAAATCCCTCCTCACCTTGGCTTCCGCCGCGAGCTCCAACTCCATGTGGCCTGGAGTCCCAAGCCTGTGGGTTGCGCGGGTCACGATCAGGTCGAGACCGTTCAGCCGCACCTTATCCCCTGCCCGGATCGTGTTGATATCCGGCGCCGTTACGGAGAACGTCTCCTGCATGCCCAGCAGCGCGTTTTTGGCGGCTTTCTGGGCTTGAGCGACCGTCTCGATCTTGCAGTCCTGGATCACCTTCTGCAGCGTCCCGTACTTGGCCGTCTCGCCCTTCACGAGCGCCAGCACCGGCGACAGCTTCTCGTCGTCGCTCTGGTTGCCGAGCACCTTGACCTGCGTCACGGCGCCCTCCAGCGTCCGGTTCTGCGAGACCTCCTCCAACGTCTCCAGCTCCCAAACCGTGGAGTTCCCCCCCACCTTGGCCAATTCCAATCCGGCGGGCGTCATCCGGGGCCGATACAGGTCCCCGCCCTTGTCCGCCGTCTCCTTCAAATCCTCAAGCATCATGGAGAAAATCGATTGGCAACGCTTGATGCTCCTAGCCAGCGCGATTCGCGTATCCGGGACGGTTCCGGTCTTGATCTCCCAGTCCTTGGCGTACAGCTTCAGCCGCTGCGAGGCCGTCTGCCCCGCCTGCATGAGCCGCTCGTCCTCCGACTTCGCCAGATAGATCGTCCGATCGTACGCCGTCACGCTAAGGTGCTTCGTCCCGTTGTTCGAGCTCGAGCACTCCCAGACGACGCCCGGGTTAAGCAGCTCCTTCATCCCCTTGCCCCCGTATGGGACGCCGGAGATGCGAAGCGTTTGGCCGGGCGCGATAGCGGGACAATCCGGCGTGACGGTCAGGCGAATCGAAGCCCGGTAGGCAATCTCTTCAAGCGAATCTTCCAGCGTAATCTCCTCGACCAGGTCGCGAAGATAATAGGTATCGGCCAGAACCACTTCGTAGTCGTTCATGGCATCACCAGCTTCTGGCCGGGAATTATTTTGTTCGGGTCCCGGCCGATCGTCGTTTTGTTTTTCTCATAGATGGCGCTCCACTCCGAGCTGCTGCCCAACTCGCGCTTGGCGATCGAGGACAGCGTGTCTCCGGCCTGAACCGTGTACACCTTCGGCACCGGCTTCGTGTCCGACCGCACCGTCGCGGACGCGGCGGAGGAAGCGCCTGCTGCGGCAGCGCTCTTGCGCACCTTCATCTCCCGCCAAGTGCGGAAGCTGACGTCGAAGTAGACGTCGCCGGGCTCGCCGCCTCGGAACGTCGAATGGTTCGTCGAGACGTAAACGAGCGAATTGATTATCGTATTGGTGATGATCAGCCGCGACGGCCGCGAATCCATCATCATCGCGGTCAGCCGGTTCATCGCCGCTTGCGGATCCGGGACGTTCATATATCGGCAATAGCGGCTGTCGGCAGTCTTCGGGAAAAAGGAGGAGAACGAGATCTCCTTCACCTTCTCCTTCTGGGCCGCGTCCACTTCGCCGAGCGAAAGAATGTTGACGGTCTCGTACTGCTTCTCCCGACTAATCGAGATCTCTTCCGGATTGACCGGAAAATGAAATTTGCTCCCGGACGAATCGACCAGATAGATGTCCAATGGCGATCACCTCTTTTCCAATCCGGTCTGTCAGGCCCGGTTCTCGACGGTCTGCTTGATGGAGACCGCGAGCCTCGATCCGATCTCGACCGCGATCGCGTCGTAGTCGATGTTCGGCTCCTGCACGGTGAGCTGCACTGCTCCCGGCGGGATATTTATGTTAATGGGGGGAGGGGGAGATGGCGTGTTCGGAAAAGGAGCTGGCCGATTATCGGCCGCTTGCTGCGGCCCGATAGGGGCTGTCGGCGTCGGAACAGGCTCTGGCGCCGGTTTCTTTCTAAGGAATGGAGGTACGAATTTCTTCAGCTTCTTTTTGATGCTGTTGACCGCACCGCCGACTTTCTCTCCGATCCATTCCCCGGCCATGCCGCCCAGCGCCGTTCCGGCAGCCGTGCCGATCCCGGGCATAATCAGAGTTCCTAGCGTACCGAGTGCAGCTGCTCCGATCCCGCCGCCGACGGTCCGGCCGATGGCTTTGTTGCGCTCATCTCCAGGCTTGGCCTTGGCGATGTCGGCGGCATCCATGGCTAAAGATAATGGCCGGATAAGCTTGCCCGCACCGCGCAGCAGCCTTTTGGCCGTCGACTTCACCGGCATCTTCTTGACCGCGGAGACGGCTTTCCCGCCAAGCTCTCCGGCTTTGCCCGCTATATCTTGGACGGAAGACCACCGCTTCTTCAGCCAGCTTCCCGCTCCTTTGCGTGCGTTGCCCAGCTTGTCCTTCGCCCAGTCCTTCGCGCCCAACAACTTCTCTTTGCCTCGGGCCAGCAGCTTGCCCGCGCCTTGGCGTGCGGCCCCCAGCTTGTCCTTCGCCCAGTCCTTCGCGCCCAACAACTTCTCTTTGCCTCGGGTCAGGATCTTGCCCGCGCCTTGCCGTGCGGCGCCCAGCTTATCCTTCGCCCAGTCCTTTGCCGCCGAGAGCTTCTCTTTGCCTCGGGTCAGGATCTTGCCCGCACCTTCGCGAGCAGCGCTCAGTTTGTTTTTGGCCCAATCTTTGGCGGCTACGAGTTTTTCCTTGCCTTTCGCGATAACTTTACTCGCTCCCGCAGGCATCTTGTTTTTCAGCCAATCCTTCGCGCCCAGCAGCTTCTCTTTGCCTCGGGCCAGCATCTTACTCGCGCCTTGCCGTGCGGCGCCCAGCTTGTCCTTCGCCCAGTCTTTGGCCGCCGAGAGCTTCTCTTTGCCTCGGGTCAGGACCTTGCCCGCGCCTTCGCGAGCCGCGCTCAATTTGTTTTTGGCCCAATCCTTGGCGGCTACGAGTTTTTCTTTGCCTTTGGCAATAACTTTGCTCGCTCCCGCAGGCATCTTGTTTTTCAGCCAATCCTTCGCTCCCCTAAAGGCGCCGCCAAGCGTGACGACCTTAACGAGCCCTTTGACCGACTTCGAGCCGACTCCCTTGAGAAAGTTCTTCATACCGCTAAAAATAGACTTTATCGAGCCGCCTCTAGACCTTCCGCGCCCGCCGGACTTGCCTCTTCCGCTCCTTTTGCTCCGCTTGCCCCTGCCTCTGTCCCTGTCGTTCGACCGGCCGTATCCCTTGCCATTGCACTTGCATTGGCAGATACATTTGACTTTGACCGTTACATTGTTTTTTCCAGCTTCGTCCTTCTTCTCAGGCAACAACGCTTTGAGCCAGCCGAAGCCCTTCACTTCGGACATCTTCTCGATCCCTTTATCGATAACTCCGACGGTCTTTTCCTTAAGACGGTCCTTATAAGTATCCTTGACGCTTTTTCCGAAGTCTTTCAGCTCATCGACGAGCCAGTCCCAAATAGACTTATCCTTATCCTTGTCTTTACCGTCGTCATCCTTGCCCTTACCGCCGGCTTCCTTGGACTTCTCCACGCCTACCTTGGCCATCACGCTCGCCAGGACGTTCACCTTGACGTCGACCTCGACCCCGACCTTCACCGCGGCCTTGATCTTGTCGAGCATCTTCCGGTCGAGCGAGAACCTCGCCCGCACCTTCACGTCCCAAACCTCGCGAGTGAGCAACGTCAGCTTCGCCCGGATCGCCTTGATGGCGCCGCATAGGCAGTCGTTCAGCCGGATCATCGGCGTGATCTTCACGCGGCCGAGAGCTTCCGCCCGCTTGCGCAGCTTGTCCAGATAGCGGTCCATCGTCTGCAGCGCCCGGCCCGTCTTCGCCAAGCCGTTGGCGTCGATGACGAGGTCGATCCTCGCGATCGGTTGCTCGGACATATCGCATCCCTCCTTTCTAGCCGGAGGAGGCAGCCGAGTCCGCCGCCGCCTCCAGCTCGAGTTCCATGCTGGCCATCAGGAACAGCTGCTCGCCCCGCGGCAGCCGCCAGAACTGACCGGGGCGCAGATGGTGCCGCGTCCAGATGGCGTGGAGCATACTGGCCAGCGCCCCGGTTCGGATCAGTTTTTTACGTCTTCGAGCTCCGTATTGAAGCCGGACAGATCAAGCACGACGTCGCCGAGAGCCGACAGCTCGCCGGCGAGCAGGATGCGCTTGATCACTTCCTCCGCGCCGCTGGCCGAGAACTTCGCCAGCAGCTGCGAGTCGCCCCAGTTCGGGGAGACGGTCGCGGCCGCGATGAGCGACACGTTGAACAGCTCCTCATCCAGCCGCTCGATCGTCTGCCCGCGCTTCTCCTTGCGCTCCGTGCAGCGTTCGCGGATGCTGAACACCTGCTTGCCGGTCAGCCCGCGTACCCGGACGGGGACGCCGAGGCGCTCCAGCAGCACCGTTTTCTCCGGTACCGAATCCGCGTCCAGAAGACGCTTCAGCACCTGCTCTTCGGTCAATTCTTCGAATGCCATGTCGTCAAGCCCCCCAGGTTAGTTCGATTTGATCGGATCGAGCAGCTTGTAGCCCTCGAAGGTGAAGGTCGTCTCTTCGGCGACCTCTTCGCCGGCGGTCCAGTTGGCCAGCTGCAGCTTGTCCGCCACACAGTTGTACAGCTCGATGCGCTCGAAGCCGTACGCCTCCGGATCGCTCAGCTTGTTGATGACGTTGAACTTGGCGAAGCCGCGGGCGATCATGTCGCTCGTCACCTTGTAGCCGCTCATCGTGCCGGTGCCCTTCTTCGTGCCCAGCTTGTGCGCCGTCCACTCGGAGCCCGCCAGCTTCAGCTCGCGCTTCTCCACCTCGACGGAAGCCTCCAGGTGATTAATGTTCGTCTGCCATACCCCGTCGATAAAAACCTGCCCATACGTACCCAGAATGGCTCTAGTCGGATCCATCATGTTCCGTTATCCCCCTTATCGCACGATAAACGTGCCGAAAATTTGTTCCACGACGTCCGTCAGCTTCGCTTCCCACTTCAGGAACACCTGATCCGGCTCGGCCGGGATGCTCTTGTCCTCGTAGACGTCGAAGCCGGTCGCCTCGATGACGCCGGATTGGGCCAGCGTCTGCAGGTATTGGTTGCACGCGCCGATCAGCGCCAGACGGCCTTCCTCGGTGTTGTTCACCTTGCCGATGTAGCTGTCCTCCGCCGTGCGCTGCAGATCGGAGTTGATGCTGTCCATGACGCGGATCGTGCGGATCTTTTTCCACGGGGCGTTCTGATTCTGGCCAAGCGACACGAGGCTGTTCACGCCGCGCAGCGCTTTGACCTGACGTCCGTCATGGATGAAAAGAAACACGCCGCCGCGAACCGCTTGCTCCTGCTCGCTGCGCGTCCAGCGGCGGGTGACGTCCTCGAACGGAGCCGGAGCGTACGTGGTCGATTCGCTCAGCGCTTGGCCCGCGATGAGACCGGCCGCGTAAGCCGACAGCTGCGCCGAGCTGTATTCGACGCCGGCCAGCTTCGCGCCGACGCCGACGTTGACGATGCCTTCGCTATTGAAGCCCGCGCTGCGCGCGGTCGCCTTGGCGACGGCGTCGGACGCCTTGTCGTCCGCGGACGAGCCGCCGAGCACGGCGATGACGCCTTTGCCTTCCCCGCGCACCCGCTTCACCCAGCTCAGCACGCTGGCGAGAAGCGCCGGATCGGTCACGCCG